GGGGCATGTCAAATACTTGCTTTATTAAAGATTTTGATACGTTTTACCTACACCAAGCGGAAAGAACTTAAGAACACCATTATATGAGAGCCTGTAGCGGGCCAAACAGACATAGTAGGAATTCTCCATATCAGGCAACTCAGTTAGTAACGTAGGATCAAACTCACCCAACTTTCGGAACATCTCATGACTCATATCCAGATTTCTAGCAGCATAATAAGCAACATCAGGATAAAGCTCACGAATATCCCTCATCACTTCCACACAGAGGGTGTGTGCAGTACGATTAGCACACGCTTCCAGGGCAAGAGAAAAGGCCTTCATATACAATAGACACATAGGGTTAGCCTTTCCTTCACTCCGAGGATCTTTCTCATATCCGAAGGGGTGATTAGCCAGCTTGACACAATAGTCTTCAGTTGGCCGCCATGTCATAATACGATGATAGGTCCTCGTATTAGGATGAACAGGATCTCCGTTCTTATCTACTTTGACATAGTATCGCTGTAAGAAACGGATCCCAGGAACCACAACCTTGTCATTCACCACCAGGGAAAAGAAACGATCTGGAATGAATGGCTTCGGACGAAGAAGATAGGTCTGATCTGGCTTGAGCTTCATACCACAGAGCTCAAAGCCTGCAGCAAGCCGATCAGGAGTTTTCCCATCACGAGAGATGAATGGGAGGAGAGACATTGGTAGACGAATAACACAATCATCCCCATAGATGATATTCCCAAGAATACCGAGAACACGATGCCAGTTACCCTCAAAGCAGTGAGACAGAGCAACCAACAAGGCCCAACGAACCATCATAGTATCGAATATGCTGGTACACTTGTAACCAGACAACATGACACCTAGGACTGTATACCACTGCTCGACAAAAGTCTCCACAAGTTTTACATTTGACCAACCCATTTCCACTTGGAACATTTTCCTAAATAACTCGGCAGTAAGGGGGGAGACTGAATCCCAGTCAAAGAGGAGCAATCTGGAGACTGACAAGAGCATAAATGGGCGAGGAACCATGGAATAATCGAGAGCGGAAATATCCAGAGTAACATAGAAGCAGCCACACGGAGGGTCCACGACATCTGGGACTGCTTCGCCAACAGAATATAGCTTGGTGGCCGGGTGTTTGAGACCCAACAGCACACCATAGGTGGCATTATCGAATTGTGAGTGTCCCACCGCACACCAGGGTGCAGAATAGGAGGCCTTCATCAGAGCACGAGAGATAAGGTCAGAGACAATCTCTGCTTCACACGACTGGGTGGCAATCATGCGCACTTTATCTGTCTCTTCGTCAGGGCCTTTTACCTCAGGCTTGGCCATGATAACATGACCCCACTCCAGGAAAGCCTTGAAAGGGTCCATCCCCTCAGCGATCCGGGACAGTGCCCATTTCACTCTATCGAGAGAATAGTCCCATTTCTGAGCCTTCTTCTTAAACTCGATTTGGGAGTCGCGAAAACCTGAGCTAGCTGAAGCGCGCCTAGGAACATAACGTAAGGCTTTTTCAGACAAATCAATAGGGTAAGGATTACCCATAATGTCCTTCAACATTGCGTAGTAGGTTAGTTCCATAGTCGATTCAGACACATTCCACTTCATCACATTCTGACACATTTTCTTGATCATTCTTTGCATCGCTAAGGGAGAGGGATCCGTCGTTACAAACGCATCACGTGCGTGACGGAAGTACTCATCTTCAAATTTCAATCGTTTCATAGTCTCGAGTACCAATCCCTTGGTCAACTCATGTTGGGTAATCTTCTTAAAATAGATCTCAGCTCGTCTGGTTTTGAAATTCCAGTCACGTTCAACATGAGTACGCATCCACTTGTGGCCAAACATACACCCAAAGGCGGCGTTGACAACATCCGATCTTGAATCAAAACTCAGGGTATTAACCCCATCTGTAATGACCCCAGACAAGCAGGTGTAAGCGTTAAAGTAACCAGCAAAGAGAACATCAGAGAGGCGTTGTGACGGGGCATCAACTACAACGATTATCTCTCCATCCTCCAAACGTTCTCTTCGCCTCCCCACCATTCGGAATACATGATCATCATTCATCTGCTGGATATAGCGCACTTCGATTCTCTTATCGACAGCGGTAATTCGTAAGCGCTTAGATAGCATCTTAGAATGAGGAAACACAGTAGTTAGTCTTTTGTGCACGTTCCTTGCAAGATATTGGGTCCTAAACCTCGACAGTCTGGATCGGGGAG